TGTTCCTTTTTACCCCAAAAACGACTCAAAGAGCCACGAAAATGACTAGGAAGGTCACAGAAGGTCACATACTGCCCAAAGAAGCCTCAAAAGGGCTTGAAACGGTTTTGGGTAGGGACACAGAAGGTGTTTTCGGTATTTCCACGCCTAGAATCCACACACCGCTGAACGATCTGCCTTCAAAAGGTCACGAACTAATTGATTTGGCTGCTGACATTGGGGTTGACCTTATGGATTGGCAAAAATTTGCGCTGATTCACACCCACAAGGTCAAGCCTGACGGTCGTTGGGCTTCGCCAGTGAACACAATCGTTGTGGCTAGACAAAACGGAAAGTCATTTTTGCAGCAGATCAGAATTCTTGGCGGGTTGTTCTTGTGGGACGAACCCTTGCAGATCGGGTCGGCGCACCGCTTGGCAACCTCACTTGAACAATTCAGACAACTGGTTTCAGTGATCGAGGGCAGCGACATGTTGGCAAAACAAGTCAAGCGAATCCGTTGGGCGCATGGTGCTGAAGAAATTGAAACCATGAAGGGCACACGGTTTATCGTCAAGGCTGGTGGTTCAGCTGCGCGCGGTGTATCTCGCCCGTCAACCCTGCATTTGGACGAGTTGCGCGAAATGACCGACATGGAAAGTTTTGCCAGTTTGCGTTATACCCTCATGGCTGCGGCTAATCCTCTTGTCATGAGTTATACGAATGCTGGTGATACCAGTTCCGTCGTGCTGAATTCTTTCCGCGAGCGCGCCCTTGCCCGCATTGCTGGTGCAGACGACGAAATCGGGTACTTCGAATGGTCAGCACCAACTGACGAAATCAGCGTTGAGAATGCACGCCACGCAAATCCTGCACTTGGCGTGACGATTCACCCTGACAACATCAAAAGCGTTTTGAATGACCCGCCTGACGTTGTAATGACGGAAGTATTGTGTAGGTGGGTGGTCGCAATAAATAGCGCGGTGGACGCTTCCGCTTGGGGTAATTGTTTGGATAAATCGGCTGACCTTGATCTTGAAAAATCAACGTGGCTGGCAATTGACTTATCACCCGACAGAAAACACGCGTCATTGGTTGGCGCGCAGAAATTGGGTGAAGAATCATTTGTGGTGAAGTTGCTGCACACTTGGTCAAATGAGTTGCAGTTAGACGACAAGGCAATTGCCAATGACTTGGCAGATTATGCACGCAAATACGCAACCGAATACGTTCTTTATTCACGGCGTACCGCTGGCGCAGTAGCAGCCCGACTTGCACCCGCTGGAATTCCAATTTTCGACATGGACGGCGATTATCCACAAGCCTGTGACGAAATGTTGTCGGCGATCAACTCAGGGCGTTTGAAACACCGTGGACAAAGTCAATTGACCGACGAAGTATTGGCTGCGGTGCAATTGCGTCGAGGGGACGGCGGTTGGGTTATTGGAAGGCGTGCGTCAAAATCGGTCGTGTGCGGTGCGGTGGCAGTTTCGCTTGTCACCCACTTCGCGACACGCCCAGAGAATGATCTTGACATCATGGTGTGTTGATCGTATAAGCCTGACACAATTTGGGCATGGGATTACTTGATCTTTTCGTGCCAGCAGCTGCGAAGCCGTCCGTCAATGCTTCACAATCGGTGGATGCTGCCTCAATTGCGCCGTTTTACAATGAACAGGCGTCAGTGTTTTTCGGTGTTGGTTTAACTGCAACACGCGGCGAAGCAATGACAGTACCAACAGTGGCGCGCGCACTTGGGATTATTCAAACCGTTGCGTCATTGCCAATGCACACACGCAACGAAGCAACTGGTGAAAAAGTTACACAACCGCGAGTGATCAACCAACCTGATCCACGCATACCAGGGGCAACATTCTGGTCATGGATAATTTCAGATTTATTCTTTCACCCAAATGCTTATGCATGGGTAATGGAACGCTATGCAGACACTGGAAAAATTCGTGCAATGGAACGCATTGCACCTGAACGTGTAAGCATTCAAACAAATGCACTTGGCACTGAAATTACTGCGTATCAAATTGACGGAACTTATGTTGACGCAACAAATCTTGTTGTGTTCGCAGGTTCTAGTGAAGGTTTGTTAACTCGCGCAGGGCGCACGATTAAAGCAGCTGCGGCACTTGAAAAAGCAGCAATGAATTTTGCAAACGAACCAATCCCGCAAATGATTTTGAAATCAAATGGCACATCACTGCCGGCAGATCGCGTTGCAAAATTACTTTCATCATGGCGCACCGCACGCAGCAATAAATCAACTGCATTTTTGAACGCTGACGTGACAATGGAAACAATTGGTTATGACCCAAAGAATTTGCAGTTAAATGAAGCGCGCAATTATGTTTCACTTGAATTATCACGCGCTTGTGGTTTGCCTGCATACTTCACAGATTCGCAGCAGTCGAGTTTTACTTATTCCAACGCGTTGGATAAACGTCGTGATCTTGTGGATTTTGCATTTAGAAATTACATGTCAATTATTGAACAACGCTTGAGTTTTACGGATTTCACCCCTGCTGGAAATCGCGTGTCGTTTGATTTAGACGACTTCCTGCGTGGCAATCCTTACGAGCGCGCGCAAGTTTATGAAATTTTGAATCGCATTGGCGCAATGTCAATTGACGAAATAAGAGAAGAAGAGGACATGTTGCTATGAGCAAAAAAGTAATCACACCAATGCAAATCACGGCGGCAGATTCCAACAGTCGCACAATTACTGGACGCGTCGTGACATTTGACGAAACTGGCAACGCTTCAATTGGCAAAGTGCAGTTTGCAAAAGGTTCGATCGAACCAACACCAGTTTTGCTCAATCTTGAACATGATCGCACACGTCGCATTGGCAAAACATTGTCAATCGAGTCAACAGATCAAGGAATTGACGCAACATTCAAAATTGCTGAAACAACCGCGGGCACTGACGCACTGATCGAAGCAGCTGAAGGCTTGCGCGACGGATTCAGCGTTGAAGTTTATTTTGACGAATACGAAACACTTAAGGACGGCACGGTTCGTGTTTTGAAGGGTGAATTGACAGGCGTTGCATTGACATCTGAACCTGCGATTCGATCATCACGCGTGACAGAAGTTGCCGCAACAGAAAACGAAGAAAACGAAGTTTCTGATTCAACAATTGAGTCAGAAGAAACACCAACAACAGAAGGAGACGAAGTGGACAACACCGTCACACAAGCGGAAGCCGTTGAGACGGTAGAAGCCGCACAGTCAGTAACCGCAAGCGCAACAGCGGTTGGTGGTTGGACATCTAAGCCACGCTTAGAGTTCACCGCTGCAAAGTATCTAGAAAACAAAATCCACGCAGCACTTGGTGACGAGGACGCAAAGCGTTACATTCTCGCCGCGGACAACACAACCGACAACGCTGCATTTAACCCAACACCACAGTTGACAACAATCATCAACGGACTTTCAACAACAATCCGTCCTTCAATTGACGCAATCAGCCGTGGCGTTTTGCCTGCTGCTGGTCTTCAGTTCGAAATTCCAAAGATCACAACCGCACCAACCGCGGCAGCAGCCGACGAAGACGCAGCGTTTTCAGAAACTGACCAACAGAGTTCTTTCTTGTCAGTGACTGTCAAGAAGTTCGCTTCGCAGCAAAAATTCAGCGTTGAGTTACTTACACGCAGCAACCCTGCGTTTTATGATGAGTTATACCGCAACATGGTTGCTGCAATGGCTAAGGCACAGAATGCTTACGTTTCAGCTGCAATCGTTTCAGGTGCAACTGCTGACGGAACAACAACAACAACTTATCCAACTGCGGCTGAGTTGCTTGGAATTGTTTCACGCGGTGCAGCAAGCGTTTACAACGCAACTGCTGGACTTCCAAACCCATTCGCAACACGCATGATCGTTGGAACAGGTCAGTGGGGCAACATCATGACATTGAACGATTCAGGTCGTCCAATCTACATGGCTTCACAACCACAGAATGCAGGTGGACAGGTTGCACCAACATCACTTCGCGGAAATGTTGCAGGACTTGACCTTTACGTTGATCCTTCGCTGAATTCAGGAGACGCAGACGGCACGTTGCTTATGGTCAACCCTGACGCGTACACATGGTACGAAGACCCTGCACAATACACATTGCGTGCAGAATCAACTGCTGACGGAAGCGTCACAGTGGGTCTTTATTCATTTGGTGCGTTGGCGACAAAAATCGCAGCAGGCGCATTCAAGAATAACAAGGCGTAATCGCCACAAACTAATCATGCGGCGGGTTCTCCCGATCTCGCCGCAGCCGATCGAAGGGGACGGACATGCCAAGTATTGTTACTGCAAGCCAATTGCGCACGGTGCTTGGCGTGTCCGTTAGCCTCTATTCGGACAGTTATTTAGACGAAATAATCAACACCAGTGAAGCCGTAATTTTGCCAATGCTGGTTTCAAATTCATCAGCAATCAACGCTTACAAATTGACTTCAAATGTTGCTTATTTCTACACACAACGGGAACATCATTTTGTGGCTGGTCAATCAGTCATTGTCACTGGTTTGCCTGCGCCATTTACCGCGACACACACAGTTGTGACCGCTGGCGATTATTATTTCACCGCTGCATTGACTTCATCAGACGTCACATTGCGCGACATCATTCCGACAGGCACTGCAACACTTTCAGGCTATTCAGCAGCTGATTTATACGCCAACAGTGCGCCAATTGAATCAGCAGTTTTGGCAGTCAGCGTTGAAGTCTTTCAATCACGCGTTGCAGCAGGCGGACAGATCGAAGGCGTGGATTTTGCTTCAACGCCGTATCGCATGGGACGTTCACTGACCAACCGTGTTTCAACATTGCTCATGCCGTATCTTGACGTCGAAACGGTCGTTCAATAAGTGACCGCCAGTGCCATTTCAGATACCCGCGCAACCTTAGCGAATGCATTCAGCGCGTTATCAGCCAACGTTTATGCAAGCGTGCCTGAGTCACCAATCCCGCCTGCAATTGTCGTTGTCCCAAATTCGCCATACATGGAAGTTGAGTTAATCGGAAAAACTGCCACAAAGGTCAAGTTGAATTTTGCCATTTCTGCAATTGTTGCTTCAAATAGCAATGCGGGTTCATTGGACAACTTAGAAAAGTTAATCATTGGAATTCTTGCGGCAATGCCCGCAGGATACGTCGTGGGCAACGTTGAAAAGCCAACCGTGTTGGAAGTAGGTCAGTCACCCATGCTGGTTGCTGACGTCAACGTTTCAACGTATTACACACAAACAAACTAAGGAGAAAACGTGGCAACAACGATCATCACGGGTCGCGATCTAACACTGACGATCGCAACCACGAATTATGACGCGCAGGCGACCAGCGCAACATTGGCAAACGCACCAACAATCGAGACTTATCAGACACTTGACGGCAAGGCTTACAAGCACATTGACGATCAGTGGACATTTGACGTTGAAATGCTTGCAGACTGGGGCGCGACTTCATCATTGTGCGAAGCACTATGGTCAGCTGCTGAGTCAGCACCGAACACAACATTGGCGGTTTCATTGACCGCCGTGACTGGTGCGGTTTTCGCATTCAATGTCATGCCAATGTTCCCTTCAGTCGGCGGGTCAGCACCTGACGCACAAACAGTTTCGTTATCATTCACAGTGGTTGGAACACCAAGCGAAACATTCAGTTAAAATCTAACAATCGGGAGACAAAATGAAGTTACCAATAACAATTGAATACAACGACGGCGTGCAAGCCACTTATGTGGCTGCACCGCCTGAGTGGGTCAAATGGGAAAAGCACACAGGCAACACCATTTCACAAGCCCAAGAAAAGATTGGCATTTCTGATTTGGTTTTTCTTGCTTATCACGCCATGAAGCGTGCAGCTGCTGGAAAGCCAGTCAAGCCGATTGAAGTTTGGACGGAGACAATTGCTGAAGTTATTGTCGGTGAGGAAAACCCAAAAGTTACGCCGTCGGAAGCCTAAGCCGAATTATTTGGGAATTGTCCTTAGCGACAAATCTTCCCAAGTCGGAATTTGAAACGGCTGAAGACATTCTGACGGTGCTGGAGATTTTGGAAAGGCGGAACAATGGCAAGTGATTCAATCACCTATGACAAGGCTGAATTGCGTGCCATTGTTCGGTCATTCAAGGCAATGGACGAAGAAGCAACAAATCAAGCGAAGCAAGTCACGTCAGAATTGGCAACTTGGGTTCGTTCAAAGATTATTGACCGCGCCAATACTGGCACACGCAATCGCGCCGACAACATTGTTGCTGAAGGTTCAAAGGTTTCAAAGTCGTCCAAAATTGGTGAAATTTCATTTGGTTATGCAGGACAGAAATTAAGCGGTGGCGGAACGACCCAACAATTGTGGGGCGGTTACGAATTCGGTTCAAATACCAAAAAGCAGTTCCCAGTGTGGTCAGGGCGCGAAGGGCGCGGTTCACGCGGTTGGTACATTTACCCAACCCTTCGAAGCGTTCAGCCTGACATTGTGAAAAAGTGGGAACAAGCATTTTCAACGATCGTGAAGGAGTTTGACTAATGGCTGGTAGTCGTACGCTCAAACTTTCCATTCTTGGTGACGTTGACAATCTGAACAAATCGCTGAAATCAGCGACAACCGACGTCGAAACTTTCGGCGACAAAATGAACAAAGTTGGTAAAGCAGTTGGTGTTGCCTTAGCGGCAGCAGCTGCGGCAGCGGGTGCAATGGCATTAAAAATTGGTGTTGAAGCAGTAAAAGCAGCCTCAGATTTGAATGAAACAATTTCAAAAGTTGGCGTTTTATTTGGAAGCACATCAAAAGAAATTGAAAAATTTGCGAGCCAAGCCGCTGGTTCATTGGGACAAACAAAACAACAGGCGTTGGACGCTGCTGCAACATTTGCAACATTTGGAAAAGCCGCTGGCTTATCTGGTCAAGATTTGTCCAAATTTTCCATTGACTTTGTCAAATTGTCTTCAGATTTGGCTTCGTTCAATAACACTTCGCCCGAACAAGCAATCAACGCCATTGGTGCAGCACTTCGTGGCGAATCTGAACCCCTTCGTGCTTACGGTGTTTTATTGGACGACGCTTCATTGCGTCAGGCTGCGCTGGAATTGGGCATTGTCAACACGACCAAAAATGCGTTAACACCACAACAAAAAGTTTTGGCAGCACAAAAACTGATTTTTGAACAAACGAGCGCAGCACAAGGTGACTTCGAACGCACATCTGACGGTCTAGCAAATAAGACAAGAATTTTGACCGCCCAACTAGAAAATGCCAAGACAACGATCGGCGCAGCATTGTTGCCAGTAGTTTTGCAACTTGCAACATTTATTGGTGATAAAGTCATTCCAATTGTTGAACAATTTGCAAATGCATTTTCTAATGACCCAAATGGTGCTGGTGGAAAAATCAAAGCCGTTGGAGAAGTTATCGTAAATGTTTTCACGCCAATCATCAACGGACTTGTAAAGGCATTTGGATACGTCAAAGACGCGATCAGCGACAATCTAGGGACATTCACAACATTTGCGTCATACATTGCAACTTATGTTGCGCCCGTCATTGGCACGGTGCTTGGTGGGGCATTGCAGGTCGCTGGCAAGATCGCAGGTGGTGTCATTGACGTCATTGCTGGCGTTGTCAAGATTTTGAATGGTTTGATCGCAGGCGCGGTTGCTGGAATCAACGCGTTAATTTCCGCCTATAACGCAATCCCATTTTTGCCAAATGTTTCAAAGATTTCTACGCCAACAGTTAGCGTGCCAACAGTTAAGACACCTTCGGTTTCAACAAATGTGCCAAAGATTCCAACAGTGGCAACGCCAACGGGCACAACAACAACGAGTTCAGGCGGGGGCGTTTCAGCAGCTGCGGCAAGTGCTTCAGCGGCAGCAGCCTCAGCAAGTAATGTCGTAACTGGCACATTTGCTGCGGGTGCGTTCCGTACGGCAGAAGCCGCAACCAGTGGCACAACAATCAACCTGACCGTCACAGGCGCATTTGATAAAGAAGGCACTGCGCGAACAATCATTGAAACCTTGAATTCAAGTTATTACAGAGGCACAGGCGGCGCAGGCGCGCTTCAGGCGATCTAATGACTCAATGGTCGCCAATCTGGAAAGTCACAATTGACGGCGTCGAATACACAGACGCCATTCTTGCCAACCTCAAAATTCAAAGCGGTCGAACAAACATTTATGAGCAGGCGCAGGCTGGATACACAAACATTCAGTTAATTGACTTGAATCAGGCGACGATTCCCGTTCAAATAAATTCTACGATTTCCATTCAAGTCAAAGATTCGACAAATACATTTGTGCCGATTTTTGGTGGCAGTGTTGTTGACATTGGATTAGAAGTTCGTGACGTGGGTTCAACCATGTTTACGCAGACTTATTCGATCACTGCACTTGGCGCATTAGCGCGTTTACCAAAAGCCTTGACAAATGGTGTTTTGTCTAAGGATTTTGACGGCAATCAAATTGAAACTATTTTGTCAGCCGTTTTGTTCAATACATGGGCACAGGTTGCTAGTTCAGAAACTTGGGCAACTTATGATTCAACAACTACGTGGGCAAATGCTGAAAATAACGGTTTGGGTGAAATTGACACCCCCGGAAATTATGAATTGGCTGCACGTTCAACCGATCGAATTGACGTTTATTCATTGGTGAGCGCGTTGGCAACTTCGGGGCTTGGATACATTTATGAGGACGGGCAAGGGCGCATTGGTTATGCAGACTCGACGCACCGAACCAATTATTTGGCTGCGAATGGTTACGTTGACCTTGACGCAAATCAAGCCCGTGCAGCTGGTTTACGCATTGAAACTCGCGTTGGTGACGTCAGAAATTCGCTGACAATCAAATACGGTGCGACCAGCAGTTCAGAAGTTTCAGCAAGCGACACCGCTTCAATTGCGTCCTATGGCACCCTTGCACAGATCATCACAACCACATTGCACAACTCAACCGACGCAACCGCGCAAGCAAATTTCTATTTATCACTTCGCGCCCAACCACAACCAATTTTCAGTGAAATAACATTTGATCTGACCAACCCTGAATTGGACAATGGCGATCGTGACAATTTAATTGGCATTTTCATGGGTGAAGCAATTTCATTGAATAATTTGCCGTTGAACATGAACGCGGGAACATTTCAGGGATTTGTCGAAGGCTGGTCATTTCAGGCGTCTTACAACCAACTTGCAGTGACATTGTTACTTTCACCGCTTGCTTACTCATTGCAGGCAATGCGCTGGAATGACGTGCCAGTGACCGAAACATGGACAAGCGTGTCGCCGACTTTAGACTGGGCAAATGCCACAATAGTGGCTTAGAAAAGGAGAAACCTATGAGCAATCCAACGAGCAACTTCGGCTGGCAAATGCCAACGTCGAGTGATTTGGTCACAGACCTTCCCGCCGATTTTGAGGTTTTTGGTCAGGCAGTTGATACGTCGTTGGCTGATCTTAAAGGTGGCACAACTGGTCAAGTGTTGAAGAAAAATTCAAACACTGACATGGATTTTGTTTGGTCAGCCGACAGTGCGGGCATGACAAATCCAATGACGACAACAGGTGACACAATCTATTCGTCAAGCGGTTCAACACCAGCGCGTTTGGCAATTGGTTCAACTGGACAAGTTTTATCAGTATCAGGCGGCGTACCTGCTTGGACAACACTTTCAACAACTCCAACAATGTATGAGGAACGTTTTACTTCATCAAGTTCGTGGACAGTTCCTTCAGGTGTGACAAAAGTTTGGGTAACAATGATCGGCGGTGGCGGTGGTGGCGCGGGCGGCGGTAGTTATTGGGGTTTTGCTGGTGGTCAAGGTGCGGTTGTTAATGAACAATTGTCGGTGACTGCTGGTGCTTCAATTTCTTACACCGTTGGTGCTGGTGGAAATGGTGGTTCAGCAACAAGTGGTGGTGACGGTGGCAGTGCTTCAACATTTAGCACACTGACTGCAAATGGTGGTTATGGTGGAACCCCTGGTGCGTTTCCAAATAGTGACGTCAACCGTTCGTTTCCTGCAATGTCAACACCAATAAACGGTGCGCCAGTTACAAACACAAACAACTCAAGCGGTAATGCTGGCACTGCAAATACTGGCGGTGGCGGTTCATCAGGTAAGAATTCGGGCGGTACTGCTTCAGGTGGCAACGGTGGTTCAGGTTTCATTATTGTTCGTTACGTTAAATAAGGAGAAATAACAATGGCACATTTTGCAGAAATAGACGCAAACAACATTGTTGTTCGTGTTTTGGTAATACCAGACGAGCAAGAAAATCGCGGGGCTGAATTTCTTTCCGTTGATTTAGGTTTGGGCGGTAATTGGGTGCAAACTTCCTACAATGGAAACATTCGCGGGAGGTTTGCTGGCATTGGCGACAAATACGACGCCAAAAATGACGTATTCATTGACGTACCAAACGCAGAGGACATTGCACTTCAAGAAGCAATTGAGGCGAAATTGGCTGCACGCGAAGCAGCATTGACAAAATTGAAGGCACTTGGACTAACTGAAGAAGAAGCAAATGGGCTTGTTCCCTGACGGTACAAATGCACGCCTGATTGAAGTTGCCGCAGCTGAAATCGGAACAGTTGAGGAAGGCGACAACCTCACCAAATACGGCGAATTCACAAAGGCAAATGGTTTGCCGTGGTGTGGTTCATTTGTTAATTGGTGCGCAGCTCAGGCAGGCGTCAAAATGCACTCAGTTGTTTCAACTGCAATTGGTGCAAATAAATTCAAAGACATTTCACGTTGGTCAAACATGCCGCAATTGGGATACATAGCATTCATGGATTTCCCACATGACGGCGTTGACCGTATTTCACACGTTGGCATTGTTGTTGGCTTAATTGACGACAAACAATGCGTCACAATCGAAGGAAACACATCAGGCACTGGCGATCAGCGCAATGGTGGCATGGTCATGGTCAAGGTTCGCAATGTTGGCAAAGAAATTGTTGGGTTTGGAATTCCAAAATTCGTCCCATACAAGGGTGAATTTCCTGTTGTAGAAATGCCAAAGACGGCAGACAAACCAAAGAAGGAGACGAAAAAATGGACAAAAGCAAAGCAGTAATTGCTTCATGGGCGCGGTCATTCATGGCTGCTGCACTTGCGTTATACCTTGCAGGTGTCACTGACCCAAAGACATTGGCAATGGGCGGCGTTGCAGCTGTTGCACCAGTTATTTTGCGCTGGCTTAATCCAAACGACAAAGCCTTCGGTTCTACGGGGAAGTGAGCCGACGACTTGCAGCGGCAGGGTTGGCTTGGGCACTTGCGCTAATCCTGTCCGCTTGCGGGTATCAAGGCTGGACACGTTATGAATGCCAAGAATTCGAGAATTGGGCAAAGCCGCAATGTACGTCGCCGCAATGTATCCCTACTGGAACATGCACTGACGACATCATTGGAAAGATCAAGCCAACGCCCACTTCGACGCCGAACCCCTGAAGACATACATGCGCAGCTGATTTTGATAATTGGCACAACACTGGCATTTGTTTTTCTCATTGTCACGCTTGGCATTACTTATGCACTGATCTTCGTGACCCAACCAATTGGCGCGAAAGCACCCAATGACGCAGCATTTATTGACTTGCTGAAAACATTGGCGATTTTCTTGACTGGTTCACTTGGTGGCGTACTTGCTGGCAATGGGCTGAAATCCAAGCCGAAGCCAACCGACACGCCGACAAACACGCAAGGTTCTTGACCGCGCGCCGTTCATGCGTCACCCTGAGTTCAGGTGGTAGTCCTACCGCCTAGAATCGGGAGAATTCAAAATGGTACTTGATCTACTTGACCCGCAAATATTAGGTCGTTTGACTGGATTAGCAATTTTGCTGATCATGGGCATGGCGGTTGGATACGCCAAAGGCTTCAAAGACGGCAAGCGTGAAGGCTTGGCACGTCGCAAGGCAATGATTCGCCACATGTCGAACAAGGCGGTGAAATAAATGGGTTTCTTGGATAACTACGAAGCAAGCCGTGAACGTTTAGAACGCTGGTTAAAAACATTCCCAAACGGACGCATTGAAACACGCATTGTTGAATTCAGTGCTGAAAAAGGTTTTGTCTTAGTTGAAGCGCGGGCGTTCAAAGGCATTGACTCAGTATTGCCTGACGGCGTTGATTTTGCATTTGGTTATCAGGGTGCGTATCAACAAAACATGAAACGTTGGTTCGTCGAGGACACAGTGACCTCAGCGATTATGAGGGTGCAGCAACTTGTCATGGGTGGTGCGGAACGCAGCACACGCGAGATCATGGAACAAGTCGAAAAGACGCCTGCAAAGGTGGCAAATGCTGACATTGATTATTGGACAACCAAGCACGGTGAAATTCCAAGTTATGCAACCGCAGCTGAAGCCGAACAATCTGGAATCCCGTCATTGGGTTCTTCAATGGACGAAATCGCCAAGCAATTGGGTGGTCAATTAGTCGAAGAAGCACCGCAATGCGTACATGGACACCGCGTGTGGAAGCAAGCGCATGAAGGCGCACCAAAAAACTGGGGCGGTTATTTCTGCACTGAACGCACAAAGGCAACCCAATGCGCGCCCAATTGGTACGTTCTTGCCAGTGACGGCAAGTGGAAGCCACAGGTGTGATCGTGGCTGACTATTCAGAAATTATTTATCCGCAATCCATGACTGCCAAATTGCTATTGAATGGCGAAGTGGTGGACGAATACAAAATCGAGCAGTGCGATAAATGTTCAATGCTGACTAGGCTTGACCCATTTGGTTATCAAAAGCAATTTGGTGGCGAAAAGGTGATTTGGTTTTGTAAGGGTTGCAGATGAAAATGCAGCTGACGCATGATGAACAAATTCATTGCGTACTTGGTGCAATTGACATTCACAAAAAATCAGGCAATTTGTTGGAAAGCCCTGCACACTTGCGACCACAAATGCCAATTTTCGATCACATAGTCGAAAAGGCTGAAGCAATTGGCAGTGAATGGGTTGTCGCCAAATACTTCAATCTTCCATTTGACCCTTATGAAAACAAATGGAAAGTCAAAGCCGACGTCGGCAATGCGATCGAAGTCAAGTGGACAAAGTACGACGTGGGGCAGTTGGTAATCCATGAATACGACCGTCCAACTGACATTGCAGTGCTGGTGACTGGGAAAGCACCGCACTATTACATAGCAGGCTGGATTCCCGTCGCAATGGCACAACGCCCAAAATACCGTCATTCCAAGCAACCAAATTGGTGGGTCAGCCAAATTAACCTTCAACCAATTGAGAATTTGAGGAAATCAAACTATGGAAACACTGCAATTTGAATGTCGCAAATGCAAGAAGGTCACAAAGCAGCTGATTCACAAGATTACCGACAACCTGCCCGAAGGTGTGGAAGTCATTCAATGCACGAAATGCGAATGTATGACGGTTGCACAGATCGGGATTTCAAATGCCAATCTATGAGTTTGAATGCCCAGTGTGCAAAATCCGTGTTGAGGTGGATAAGTCAATCCATGAAGAACGCCAACCAATTTGCTGCGGACAAAACATGAGCCGTGTTTATTCAAGCGTTTTCATTCAGTTTAAGGGTAAAGGTTGGGGACACCAATGAAGATTTTGAACCTTTATGCTGGCATTGGTGGGAATCGCAAATTATGGGGTGACGAACACGAAATCACTGCGGTTGAGTATGACGCGAACATTGCGCAGGTCTACGCAGACCACTTCCCAAATGACACAGTCATTGTTGCCGACGCACATCAACATTTGCTTGATCATGCCAATGAATTCGATTTCATTTGGACATCACCGCCATGTCAGTCACATAGCAGTTTCAGGCAAAACATTGGGGTTCGTTATCGTGGCGTGAAACCTGTCTACTTGGACATGAAGTTGTGGCAGGAAATCGTGTTTCTACAATACAACTTCAAAGGCAAATGGGTGGTGGAAAACGTAAAACCGTATTACCCGCCATTCATACCGCCCACTGCTGATCTCCAACGTCACTATTTCTGGGCAAATTTTGAAATTGAACAAGCCGACATTGAGAAAGACAATTTAAGAGCTGCACAAATACCTCAATTGCAGGCATTGCACGGATACAACTTGGACGCTTACAAATTGCCAAACAAACGTCAAGTTTTGCGTAATTGCGTACTTCCTGCGCTCGGCAAACACGTATTTGAGCAGGTAAATAAATGAAAAGTTATCCACAGGCATTGTCCACAAGTGCAAAAAACTTGTTGGACACGCCCAACGCCATGCGTAAAGTTATTCAATCATTGACAAAGGCAGTACGATTTCTTCGCGAGAAGCGAACCGCGTCGGCGGTTAGTTCGCTGAATCGCAGAAAACGTCATGGGGCGAGTCTTGCCATTTTGGCGGTTACTTCGACAATGCTGATACCAAACGCCAATTCAGCTGCTTATTCAATAGATCATTTGAAGTTGTATGCCCATTCAAGAATCTTGGAATACAAAGAATTTCAATGTTTCAATAAGATAATCACAAAGGAAAGCCGTTGGTCATACTTAGCACACAACGGTTCGCATTGGGGATTGGGTCAAATGAGATCGAAGCATTACCGTAACCTTGACCCATTCAGACAAATAGACGCTTCATTGCTATACATAACAAAGCGTTATCAAACCAACTGCAAGGCTTGGGCATTCCACATGAAACATGGGTATTACTAATGGCAAGCGCATTAAAAGACAATGGCTCAACTGCTCAATGGCGAAAGATCAGGCAACGAATCTTGCAGCGCGATTCATTCACATGCCAACAATGCGGTGGTGAAGGCAATTCGGTTGATCACATCATTCCAAGAACGTCAGGTGGCACAGATGATGAATGGAATTTGCAGACATTGTGCATTTCATGCAATTCAAGCAAAGGGGGGCGGTTTTTTAATAGCACGCCGACAC